TATGCGGGGGTCAAGGAAGGCAGTGTCAAGACGGAGAAGGTTGTCGGTGGGCGGCGCAAGCTGAACATCCCGGTCACTGCCCCGAAGGGTGCTGCGCTGCTTCAGAAGGTGAAGCAGATGACTACCCAGCAGGTAACTGCGGAGGAGAACACGTCGGTTGATGGTAAGCCGATGGTGGATGCCAGCCGGATCAAGCTGCGCAAGAAGAAACGTGAGCCGCTTTCCGTTGGCGGTGCGGACGATGAGAACTACGACGTCGCTACGCTGCTTTTGGTCGCTGCCACCGATGGCGCAAAGTCCATGAGCCAGATTGATCGCGCCGTCCACAACATGATCAGCAACCGGATCGCCAAGCTGGTCGGCGACGTTCGGGCTATCGTCGTCAGCGACGAGAAGATGGACAGGATTGCCGAGCAGTGGGGCGTTGATGTTGGCGAGGGCTCTATCGGCGGCTTGTACGAGCCGCACCACGACGCAATCATCGTCGCTGAAAGCGTGATGAACAACCCGAACTTGCAGTTCACGGTACTGCACGAGGCGATCCACGCTGCGACTGTGCATACGCTTGAGACGGATGCCAACCTATTGTCCGATGTCAGGACTATCCTGTCGTTTGTCAGGGATGTGGCCGGTAACGAGGATCACTACGGACTTGTTGATGAGCACGAGTTCATCGCGGAAGCATTGTCGAACCCTGAGTTTCAGGCTCGCTTGCAGAGCATCGTCCTGCCGAAAGAAATGAGCGCGCAGTTCGGGCTTGTCGGTGGTCGCTCCATTAGGACCGCATGGGACTTCGTGGTCAACGCAGTTCGCCGCGCCCTTGGCCTGCCGGCTGGCACCTATACGGCATTCGACGCTGCGATGCGTGTTGGCGACCGCGTGATCCGGGCGGCAGAGACGGGGCCGCGCACTCGGCAGCAGGCACAGGCAGCGGCGGACCTCAGCGTCTCGTCGGTGTTTGGCGACGACCATGTACCGCTGAAGGTGTTCCCGTCCATGATCGGCGACCGGGTGCGCCAGATTACCCAGCAGGTAAGGGGCGCTCCGGTGACGGAGGACGAGCTTATCTCCGACGCCGGGCCGAAGCTCATGGGGCTGCGGACGTTCGACAACATCAGCCGTGCAGCGGACACGTACTTTGGTGGGGCCGACAACAACCCCGTGCGCGTGGCGCAGGAGATAACGGAGAAGATGCGCGTCCACGGTCAGGACGTGTTTGAGAGGTCCACGCCGCTGATCGAAAGCCTGTACCAGCTTGAGAAGAAGCACGCTGGCAAGGACTGGGACAACTTCGCCAACCTGTCGCACGACGCCACGATGCTGAATGTGCATCCCGACAAGCCGCTTAACGACCCGGCCAACGCGCACCTGAGCAAGCGCAAGGATGCGCAGGCCATCGCCGAGTGGAAGAACCTTAACGAGCGCTGGAACGCCCTGCCCGACGAACTTAAGCAGGCGTGGGGCAGCACGACCAAGTACTACCGCGACATGCAGAACGCCATGGCCTTCGGCATCCTGAAGAACCGGGTGCTGAAGACGCTGGCGGCGACCATGTCCGAGGCAGAGCTTGACGCGCTGGCCCGGCGCTACTTCAACGGTATCAGCACGGACGCCGACGCGGCCACGCTGGGCAAGGAGATGGACAGCGCGCTCAAGGCGATTGACGAACTGAAGTCGATCAAGGGTCCGTACTTCCCGCAGATGCGCCGGGGAGACTGGGCCGTGCTGGGGCGCGTGCAGTTCTCCAAGCCCAACGGGGCGACGAAGGTGGACGACACCACGTTCTCGTTCAAGGACGAGAAGGCGGCGACGGACTACGTCAACCGTGTGTGGCGCGAGAGCGGTATCAAGGCGACGGTCAAGCGCCAGTTCGTGGACCCGAAGACGGGCTTGACCTACTTCACGGACGATCAGGGGGAGAAGGTCAAGGCGTCGAGCAAGGAACCCGAGGCCGAGCGTCGCTACCTCGTGAGCGTGCAGGACGAGTTCCTAGAGTACCATGCCACGCAGGCCGAGGCACAGGAGCGCGCCGCCGAGATCGGCAAGACCATGAAGAAGGTCGCAGTTGAAGAACGTCGCGTCCAGCCGCAGACCCGTGGCGACCTGTACTCCGAGCAGCTTCGCTCCGTCATGAAGCGGATCGAGCAGAAGGACGCCTACAAGTCCCTGACCCCCGAGGCTCGCGCCGAGACGGTGCAGGCGCTCAACGAACTGTCGTACCAGTTGTTCGGCGCTACCCGCATTCAGTCGCGGCGGTTACCCCGTAGGTATGTGGCGGGTGCATCGAAGGATGTCACCCGTAATGCCATGGAGTACTCGCAGTCGGTTGCCGGTTACATCGGCAAGCTCCGGTACCAGCCTGAGCTTGACGCTGCCGTGAAGCAGATGCATGACTACATCGAGAAGAACCGTTATCAGGACCGGCAGCGCACCGTTGCCCGGTCGCGGATCGCCAACGAGGTGGATCGTCGTCTGACGGCCCCGCCCGCTGCCGCCATCAGCAAGATGGATCACGGCATCCAGCGGGCGCTCACGGCGTCGTTCCTCGACAAGCTGGCGTCGCTGTCCTACTCGGTCATCAACTCGACGCAGACCATCACGAACACGATGCCCCTTCTGGCGTCGCGTCACGGATGGGCGCGCTCGACCAAGGCCATGACGCAGGCGTACTCCATGCTGGGCGGCGCTCGCAACATCGGCACCGGGCTCGCCAACGTGGGCCGCGCCGTGAGGAATACCCAGCAGGTAAGTCTCATGGAGCCGGTGCGCAACCGGCTTGCCAAGCATGGGCCTGAGTACGTCCAGTTGTTCGACTACCTGCGCGAGCGGGGTGTGGTGTCGTCCGACGCCGGCATGGAGGTGATCAAGGCGGTCAAGGCCGGCAACGGGTTTTGGGGCGGCGTGGACAAGGGGCTGAACTACGGTGACGCCATCGCTAGGGCATTGCCTGAGGCGGTCGAAGTGAACAACCGTGTCGCGTCGGCGGTGGCGAGCTACATGCTCGCACGGGCGAAGGGCGTGGGTGTCGATCAGGCGCGGCGCTACGCATACGACACGGTCAACGGCACGCAGTTCAACTACAGCCAGACCAACGCGCCGGCCTTCATGAACAACCCGATGGCTCGCCTCGTGTTCCAGTTCAAGAAGTACGCGCAAGGCACTTACCAGTTGCTCGGTGAGCAGGTGGGCAAGGCTCTGCACGGCGCGACGCGGCAGGAGAAGATGGAGGGCGTCAAGGCCCTCGTGAACTTCGCTGCCACGACCACGCTGTTCGCGGGCGCACTGGGGCTGCCCACCGAGCCCATCAAATACATGCTCATGGCGGCGAGCGTGTTCGGGCTAGGGTATAGCTACGACGATCTGGAACGCGACGTGCGCGCCAAGGCTGCGGAGATGCTTGGCCCCACGGCGGGCGAGATGCTTACCCGAGGGGTAACCCGTGGCCTGCCTGCGGGCTTCGCGTTCGACCTGTCGTCCCGCATGGGCCTGAACGACCTGACGACCTTCGGCCAGCCGCGCGAGAACACCAAGGATGCTTGGGGCTCGTGGCTCTGGGACACGGTCAAGGGCGCTCCGATCTCGCTGGGCACCGACATGATCCGTGGCGCGAACATGATCGCTACTGGCGACATTGAAAAGGGCGTGGAGTTGATGCTTCCGTTCAAGCAGGTTGCTGACACGCTCACGACCTACAGGCTCGCCACGGAGGGCAAGCGCAGCGGTATGACGGGCCGGCAGACCCTAGACCCCCTGACAGGGCCGGAAGCCTTCGTGCGGTCGCTTGGGTTCAAGCCGGGCCGCGAGGCCGAGACGCTAGAGCGTGACAACGCATACTACACCGTGAAGAAGGAACGCATGGGCGAGCGCCAGCAGTTGGTGTCGAAGTGGCTCAACGCCAAGGGCGACGAGAAAGCCGATGCGTGGAAGCGGATTGTGAAGTACAATGCCGGTGTCGATGAAGTGGCCCGCATCACCATGGGGCAGTTGACAACGGCGCAGAAGCGGCGCGCGTCCGAGGAGCGCCGTGGCACCATCATAGATGGCAAGCGGGTCACCAAGGACGACCGTGGCATCTACGATACCGGCAACATCTACAACGTGAAGTGAGGCAGCAATGGCAGACAACAATCTCCGGTCCTATCTCCCGACAGGCGGCGCGACGGTCACCCCGGCGAACACCAACCTCGCCAAGCCGTTCCTGAAGCTCTGGGTGGCCGTGACCGGCAACATCGTCATCAGGACGATTGACGGGACGGACCTGACGTTCAACAACGTTCCGGTCGGCTGGTGGGAGATGCCGTGCATTCAGGTGCGCACCGGCACCACGGCCACTGTCGTCGGCGTCTACTGATACCCAGAGGGTAAGATGGCGAAAGCACGCGACTATCGCAAAGAGTACCGTGACTGGCACGGAAAACCCGAACACATCAAGGAACGGGCACAACGTGTCATGGCTCGGCGCGAGATGATCAAGGAAGGCAAGGCACACAAGGGCGACGGGCTTGACGTGGATCACATCAAGCCCATTCGCGATGGAGGCGGCAACTCTACGAAGAACCTTCGGATGTTGTCTGTGAAGCGCAACCGGGGCTGGCGGGACGGACGATGACGTATACCCAGCCGGTTCATCCCGGCTGGGTCAATCGTCGTGTAGCACCTTGACGGTTAGCTCGTACCCCAGCACACGAAACCCTGCATCAAGGTCATAGACACGAGGCCCGTGGCGTCCAGCACGCCACTCCTGCATTGATCGCACGGACATGCCAAGGCGCTCAGCCATCATGGCGTCCGTGCATTGCTGCTTCTTCATCTCTGCGAAGAACGTCTTCACGATGGGCAGCACGGCATGGTGGATCTTGTGTCGTGGGATGGGAGGGCGGGAGTTGACGACACGGGCCAGATGCAAACCCTTCTGCCGGTAGAACTCCTTCAACTCCTCCTCAGTCTTGAACTTGCGCTCACGGGTGTACGGCTTCGGCCCACGCTTCTGTTCCATGATTACCCCTTGGGTAACGGCGCGGGGTTCGCTCCGCGCCGCTGGCGTCACGCCTTCTTCCCATCGGCTACATCGTCGCAGTAGTTCGCCCAGTCCAAGATGGAACGGGCAAGCAAGCGGGCCTCGTTCGTGCCGAGCGCGATAAGCTGCGCTCCCGGCGACGTGGCGAAGAACGATATGGTTACCTTGTGGGTACCGTTCACCAGAGCAACACCCGCCAAGGTCAGTCCGATGTTGCCCTCTTGGGCGGTCCAACCTGTGACAGGGTCGGGCTTGGGTGCGCTGCCTACGTCCAAAGGCTCCTCAGGCGCGTTGTTGTAGCTATCGCCGGGATCTTCAGCAGTAGGTTCCGGGTTCTTCGCCGCCCGCAACATCTGCCTTCTTGCCTTTTGCTTCATTACCACGAGCTATCTCCATGAGTTCGGCCCAAGTGCGGGCTGTGGTTGGTATCCAGTTGGGGCACTGACGCCCCAACCATGTTCCATGCAGACAACCACCGGGCTTGGCGCATGCCACCGGATCACGGCACTCGCCATAGTGGTCCCTGAAGTAGTCTGAGAACAACATGATTACCTCTTGGGTAACGTCAGGTCCCCCGGTGCGGGCGTCTGGCGGTTGGTCGGCGCAACCTGCTTGGGCGGGAAGGCGGATGCGATCTCGCCGCCACAGGCAGCGTACCCGGCCAGATCCACCCAGCTATCCATATGGTCGGGCGTGTGTTCAAGCCGAGCGATCTTCAGCAGGGCGCACATCATCGCCACGTCCGTCGCCGACAGCAGGGCCTCAGACGGATCACGCACGATGCCGGCGTTGATGAGATGCACGTTCCAGAGCCGGGCGATGCGGTCGAAGTTGTCTTCCGGCTTGCCGTAGTTCAGGCCACGGTCGCCGACAGCGGCGATGGTGTCCTTCAGGATATCAACCTTGGTCTTCATGTCGTAATCCCTTGCAGCTTCGCGTGGTTGAAGTCGATCTCAATGACTTGTTCCTGCATCAGGCCCGCAGCCAGTTCGGTACCGGCCCCCATCTTGACCCGCAGGCGCGTTGCCCCGAGTTCGTCGGTGAGTGCCTTCATGAAGGCCGTGGGCGGGTAACCACGCTCCTCCAAGTAATCCTGCAACGCCATCTGCGAGACGCGGATGATGTTGGACTGCACCGCCCGGTGGACGGTGATCTTGTCCAGCTTCGACACGTCGCTCACGGTCTTGACCGGGACGGGCCGTCCACGCCCGGATGGGAACAGGTCGGTGGCGAGGGTGTTACGAGCGCGCTGCGTGCCTAGGAACCCCTGAAGCACCTGCGCGATGGCGTGCTTGTCGGAGCCCGTGTTGGGCGCTTCCTTGAGTGTCATGCGCATGGCCTCAAGCGCTTCCAGCAGGAACGTCTTGAGCGCCGGGATATCGATGTGCGTGAAGCCCATCTCGTTGGCGTACTGCGCCCCGGCCAGAATGATCGTGATCGGTGCGATCCAGTATCGTTCCTCCTGCTTGGCGTTTACCTCGCGGGTAAGTCCATCGTGTAGTGTCGCGACTTCCTCCTCGATCCTCTTGTGGTTCTGCCCGAGGAACTTGGAGTAGGCCAGCCCGACGTGACCGTGGTTGTCGTTCAGGTCATGCACGAGGCGAGACGCTTGGCTCGCCAGAACGTCCGACTGCTTCGGCGGCACCCTGATCTCGAACAGGCGGTACAGGCCGGCGCTCGTGCCCTTGGCGGCTCGCGTGATGGCATCAACGAGCGTGTCGTTGCTCGTGCTCACGAGGAGGGTCTGCCAGTCGCCACGCTCGCGCTGGGTGATGTCCGCGTTCAAGCGGGCCTTGCCGGTGCCCTGCGTCAACTGGAACGCCATGAGGGCGAACTTGCTGATATCGTCTCCGCGAAGCTCGTCCCAGAGCACGGGCAGGTTCTTCAGCACGTTCATCTTCGTCGTGGCGCTGTTGGTCGTGTCGTTCAACGCCATCAGGGTGGCCTTGGGATGGCCCCACACGGCGGACGCGATGCGCATGGTGGTCGTCTTGCCGATGCCGCTCTCCGGGGAGTAGGCGGCGAACAGAGCGCCGTACTCGCCCGTGAAGCGCATGAGCGGGGCACCGAACGAGGATGCGATGATCGCGTCGAGCGCCGGGCGCTTCTGGTCGGTGGTCAGCTTCGCGGCGGTTACCCACGGGGTAATGTCGCCCTTGGGCTCGTACTGCTTCGCAGTGACGGCGTCGGGCATGGCGGCTGGCCTGTCGTATCCATCGGCCCACACGCGCCCGGCGAACGTGAACCCTTCGATCTTGCCGTTGGCGACTGTCCACCCGAACGGGGATGACGACACGACGGCTTCCTTCACCTGCTGAAGGCGCTGGGACCATGACATGAAAAAGCTCCTCGCAGTGTTGACGAAGTCCCCTGAAATGATGATGCCCTGCTCCATGAGCTTGGACGGCAGCTTGTCCTTGCTGTGCAGGATCGCCAGCGGGATCTCGATTGGGCGGACCCTCGTCGGGCTTACCTGTGCCGTGAAGTGCAGGGACCACGGGTTGTCGAGAAGGAACACGTCGGATATGGGGTACTTCAGGACGGGCACCGTGAACTGCGATCCGTCATCTCGGTTCATCGTGTACATGATCAGGCCGTCCGTCCCCTGAAAGAACGGCTCGGGCAGATGCATCTTCGACGTGGTCGTGGTGTGCGCCGTGAGCGACGGTGCAGCGGCCAGCTTCATAGGCCCTGCGAAGTTCAACGGCGACTTGTTCTGAGCGCGAAGCGGGCACGAGGCGCAGTGCTTGGAGCCGTTCGTCTCAATGGTCGCGCACTTCGGCCAGCCCATGTTGCGAGCGGCCTTGGAAGCCGTGAGGCGGGCGTACATGGCATCGGTACCCTCGACCGTATAGTCGGGGTGTCCCATGGACATGGTGTGCGCCATGGCATGCGAGTTCTCTGCGAACAAAGACAACAGGACGCTCATCATCCATAGCGGCTGGCGGAAGTCCTTGCCGCCCGTGTGGATGGCCTCGTGGACGAACCCGCACTGCGTCGCGACCGAGTTCAGATCGATCGATGACACGACCGCATCCACGCCGGCTGCGAGGTTCGCGTCGGCCTGCACCCTGAGCTTGGCAGGAAGGTCAGCGAGCTTGAGGTTGCCTAGGCTTACCTGCTGGGTAATGGGAGCCGGCCCGTGTGATGACTTCACCCGGTACGTGGCGAGCGCCGCGACCATGTCGGCCAGCGGCACATCGTGGTCGGCCATGGCGAACAACTGCACCGGGTTGTTCTGGTCGCCCTTGCGGTTGTAGGTGCCGGGAACGCGCAGCACGCGGGCCGCGTCAATGGTGATGCCGAAATCGGCGTTGAGCCCGTAGACCTTGCCGCAGTTCGCCAAGGCATCCGCCAACGGCTGCCAGTTCTCCAAGGTGAGCGGCGTGTCCAGTACCCAATAGATGTGCAGACCGCCCGACCCTGACAGGACGCCAGCAGTGGGCATCGGCAGGTTGGCCTCGGTGATGAACCGGAACAGGTCGGACTTGGCTTCCTCGGTGGTCTTGTAGGCGCTGGGCTTCACATCGATGTCGAACCACAGGGCCTTGAGCTTCGACACGTTCTCGCGCCGACGCACTGCCTTGATATACTCGCGCCCCCTAGGGGTGACAGACGGTTCGCCGAGTACCTGCGAGGACAGACACACGTACACGCCAGAGGTGTCAGCGAGATTGCCGACGAAGCCGGCATACCCTAGCGCCTGATCAATATCCTTGAACCCACGACCGGGAAGGCCGTTGAACTTCTTGCTCTGAACGTGGATGTTGACATAACTCGTGTCTTCCCACGGCACAACCCTAGACAGAAATTGCTTACCTTCCGCAGTCATTGCCCCGCTTCCTCGCCGTATGGTGGCCCGGTGGGTGTGGTTACCCACCGGGTAATTGTCTACGGCTTAGCTATTGACGAGGCCGTCCAGCATACTTTCGAAGTCGTCATCCTCCTCGCCCTCGTCCTCATCCTCGGCGGGCGGGGGCGGCGGGGGAGCAGCCTTCTGCTTGACGGGAGCCGACGCAGGAGCAGCCGCCTGTGCAGCCGCCGCAGCCTTACGGGCCTTGGCTGCCTCAAGCTTGGCCATAAGCTCGGCCTCCTCATCGATCTCCCCTGTCTCCGGGTCGTGGAGGGGGAGGGGTGCCTGCTGGGCTGCCGCCTGCTGGGGCTCAGAGGGGGTCTGGGCGGCTTTCTTGCGCCTTGCCGGTGCAGGGGTAGCGGGGGCAGCCTCAGGGGCCTGTACGGGGCTCTGTGTCTGGGGCTGGGTTACCTGCTGGGTAGCCATCGCCTGCGGCACAGCGCCGGGGGGCTGTTCGAAGATGCTCTTGGCGACCGGAGGTGCCTGCTCTGCCGGTGCTTCGGCGGGACCGTCAAGGAACTCCACGGCCTCGTCGGTGATCCGCTTCGTGCGTGGGTCGTCGCGCATGGCGAGCACGTCGTCGGCTTCCTGATCCGTCAGCGCACGGATGGCGCTGAACATGAAGCGCGGATACGCCTTCTCCATGTCGAACAGGATGCGCGTCGCCACGGCGAAGTACGGGAAGCCATGGCCCATGAGGGCGTCGGCGTACGCCTTCAGTTCCTTGAGCGACGCGGGCGGGATGCGAAGCAGGAGCGGACCACCCAGCGCCTCGTTGCGGATGTTGCCCTGCGGCACCACGGCGAGCCGCTTCACGTCCTGACACGCCTTGCCCGGCTTGCCGTCGTCCGACACGCGGGAACCCCACTGGTTCATGGGGCAGTCTGCGCACTGCGAATGGATCGGGTTCGGGATGGTCTTGTCGGGCTTGATGCCGTTGACGGACTGGCAGTCCGGCTTGGTGTTCGAGCCGTCCACGAACGACGACTTGTAGTAGACCTTCGACACATGCTCGGACGCACGAAGAATGATCAGTTCGATGCTGGCGGCGGGCGTGCCGTCATCGGGGCGCAGCATCTTGTGCTCGTTGCCACCGGCCTTGATCGACCAGATCTTGCCCTTGTAGCCGATCACGCCGAACCCTGACGTGATGCCGGCACCAAGGTCTTCCACCTTGACGGCGGCGAACTTGCTCGACACCGCGCCAAGGGCACGGGACATGGGGTTAGCGCTGACTGCGTTCGACATGCTTGTCTCCTTAGGACCGGCGAACGTTGACGGTGACGATGGTAGCGAAGTTCACGCCGGGCGGCGGAACGTGGTGCTCGGTGATGTGGTCGCCGACCGCCGTGGGGTTAGCACGCCAGTCAACCAAGTCCCAAGCCTCGTTCTGGATGACATAATCACGGAAAACGATACCATCCGCAATAGTCGCAGAGCTACGCGAAGACTTGAACACAGTACCGTGGGCACCGCCGAACTTGTTTACATTGAGCTTGGTCAGTTCGGCAAGCAGTTTGTTCTCGTACTCCTCAAGTTTTTCTTTGAAGGGAGCCATCTTTTCTTTGTGCTTCTTGTCGGCTTCCTTGATGGCGTCACGAAGACGGATGACCCTGTCCGTCATGGCGTCGAGGTTGGTCGGCTCGGTCATGGTTACCTCCTAGGTAGATCACTTCACCTTGAAGTGAAGCGACAGTTCGATCTTCTGCATCCACTTCGCGAAGTCGGCCATCTGGCCTTCCAGCTTCTCGATGCGGGGCGAGAGTTCGTCACGGACCAGATCAAGCTGGGACTGCAAGTCCTCGATGGTGGCGCGCGCCGGCTTGACGATCTTGCCGTACAACTTGTTGCGGATGCCGGCGACGTTGTTGCTGGTCACGGGGCTATTCCCCCGGTGGAAGTGCAGCGCCACCTTGTCGTCATTCCACCCGGCGACATACTCGCACGACTTGTCGTCTTCATCCGAGGTGACGATGCGCAACACCTGCGGGTCTTTCAGGAAGTTCGCGATGTCCATCTGCAAAGACAGAGGGATGTAGTTCTTCGTAGACATGCCTATTACCTCCTAGGTAAGTTCGTCTTCCGTGCTGTCGGCAAACATCTGCAACAGCTTGCTTTGAAGGTTCTCTTTCTTCCGCAGCATCCGGTACGCCTTCAACTCGACCGGGGTGCTGGCGAAGTAGAAGATCAACTGCTTGTTCTTCTGACCCACACGTCTGATGCGTGCGTTCGCTTGGCTGAAGATCTCAAGGTCCATCGTCGGGGCGAACCATACGATGGTATCCGCAGCCGTAAGGGTGATGCCGTGTGCTAGGCACTGGGGGTGCGCCACGATCACGCGGTACTTGTTCGTGTTCTGGAACAGGTGGAATGTCTCGTTGCGCTCGCGCGCCGACGTGTCGCCAGACACGACCGCCACGTCGATGTTCTCCTTGCGCAGAGCCTCGGCGACGCCGTGCATGGCGTGCTTGTAGGGCACGAACACGAGGATCTTGTTCGCCGCCGACAGCACCACGTCCACCAGTGCACTTACCCGCTTGGTATTATCGAGCGGGACCGTCTCTCCCTTGGCGGTGTACACCCAGCCGGTGGACACCTGGAGCATCTTGTTCAGCACCGCGCCGGCATTGACAGCCGTGATCGTGTGGTTGTCGATCTGGGCGAGCGCGTGGTCACGCAAGCGGGTGTATGCGCCTTCCTGCTTCGGGCTGAGTTCGATGCGCATGGTGCGCTCGATCAGTTCGGGCAACTCGACCACGTCGTCCAGCGAGTACCGGGCGGCAGGCTGCATGATTTTGTGGACGTAGTCGAGCGCGTTTTCCTTAGGCTCCCACTTGAACGCACTGACCTTGTACATGGTCGCGTCGCGGAAGTGCTTGAAGTACTTCGGCACCGCCGAATGCGGGTTGACGATGCGGCACTGCGACCACGCGTCAGTGGGCTCCCGTGGCGTCGGGCTACCCGTCATGCCCCACACCCAGTTGGCGCGGGCCGCGACCTTGAGGATGTCCTTGGACCGATCCGATGCAGCGTTGCGGTAGACCGCGAGTTCATCGATGCACAGGCAGTCAATGTCAGGGCGCTTGGACAAGTCGTCCTTAACGATTGCTACGCCATCATGGTTGATGATGTAGATGTCAATGGACTGGTCCGCCAACATGTCCAAGCGCTTCTGCCGGCTTCCATGAAGGACGCCAACATTCAGATGGGGAACGGTACGCAGTACCTCCGCAGCCCATGTGAACTTGAGAGTTGATAGAGGTGCGACCACGAGCATCCGCTTTGCCAGCCCGTTACCCCGTAGGTAATCGAACGCCCACAGGGCGCAGCGCGTCTTGCCGGTGCCCATGCCGTTCAGCACGTAGGAGCGTGCCGTCGTGGTCATCATGGCGACCGTGTTACGCTGCACGTCGAACACGGGCTTGCCGTCTGCTGTGGGGAACGTGTACTGGGTCAGGACCGGGGCCGGCACTTCCAGCCCGTGCCTGCGCAGGGTGAACGTCGTCGCCGGGTCGTGGGGCAGAAGCAGGGTTGGCACGCCGTTGTGCGACACCACGCGGCTGCCCGGAAACAGGTTCACGAGCCCCGGTGCGGCAGGGACGCCGATAGTCTTGTGCTTGGGGCTCACGAGTACCATTACGCGTCTTCCCCTTCGCCTTCACCAAAGTCCCACAACCTCACCCAGTCCTTGAACTTGGCGAGCGTCTCGTCGTCGCTGATCACGAAGGCAGCGCCGCCAGCCCTGCGCACCGTATCAAGGGTGAGCTTCTGCAAGTCGGTGGCGTCCTTGCCGGGGCGCTTGGCCTCGATCACGAACATCACGCCCTTGTAGCAGCCGATGTAGTCCACGGTGCGCACGCCGAAACCGCCCGGCACAGGCATGAAATACCATAGATGGGGAGCCAGCGTCTTCAGGTACTTCGAAATTTTCGCCTTGACTTTGCCTTCAGGCGTCATCGCTCTGCTCCATCAGCATGAGCGCCGTCATGACCTTGGTCGCCACGGGCTCGGGGTCTTTCCAGTGTTCGAAACTTACCTTATAGGTAATCGGTGGGCGGGACTTCTGCCCGCGCGCCAGTTGTTGCCTGAGTTCCACGACGGTCGTGACGTACGGGCTGGACGACGTGTACACATCCGTGTGGACGATGTACTTATCGCCGAACTTCTCCCTGACCATCTTTTCAATCCACCGCCTCACGCTGTGATCCTTCATCAGTTCCTCGCTCATTGTTCGTCCAACCCAAGCAGCATGAGCCGCGCTATGATCTTGTCAGTTATCTTGTTGTAGTCGTGGGCATAGTCAGTGATGAACACCTCGTTAGGCTTGTCGAGGCCCATGCGCTGAAACCCTTTGCCAAGCTTGTCGTACTGCACGATGAGCACGGATACCTGTGTCTCCATGTTGTACTCGATGCTGAACCGAAACACGTAGCTTGAAAAGCGCGATTCAAGTGTGTCGTTCAACCACTGCATCCATACTTCGATCCGTAGCTTGGCGAAGTCCACCATGTCTAGCTCCCGTGGTGGGGACACATGGTCACGGGGCACCACTTCTTGCACAGGAAGCCGGGCTTGGGTGGGTAAATGGTCTTCTCGGCAGCCGCCTGCAACTCGGCAATGCGGGGCATGATGTTCGCCCACATCATGGGCATGTCCTCGCGGTTGATGTCCTCCCTCGTCGTGGCGTCGTACTTCAGCCACACGAACTCGGCGCGGATCTTCTGCACCTGCGGGAAGTGTGCAAACACGCATGCGGCGGCGAGCACCAACTGCTGGCTTTCCTCGCTGACCTTGCCCGTCTTCCAATCGATCAGGAGCGCCACCGGGCCGATGATCTTGAGCACGTCGGCGATGCCACGGTACCACGCCTCGTTCGACCGCCAGTCGCACGGAGCATAGTCCTTCGTGATCGCCAGCTTCTGCTCGACCAGCAACTTACCCGTTGGGTGACTGGCCGGCAGATCCACCTTGGCGGCGTAGGGCTCGTACTTCTCCCAGCCCTGTGGCAGCGGCGTGCGGCCGGGACCAAGGCGCTTCGCCATCAAGTCGTGCAACTGATTGCCGAACCGAAGCTCCTCGCTCTCGGGCTCGCGCACGTCGCGCGCCACGTCAACGTGGTAGTGCCTTTTGGGACACGTTTCGTAGTTTTTTAACCTCGAAAAAGACCAGCTAAAGCTGCGCGGTTTGTTGTACGTTGTGATCGCCATGGCTCTCTCTAGCGCTTTCGGTTTTGCATGTTTGCTGTAGAAGGCCGTCGAGTCCATCACTGCGCACGGCAGCCCTAGCTCGGCAGCCATGTGCTCACATTCTTTGCGGGATGAATGGCAGATGCATTTCAAGCTCGGCAGGGATATCAAGTCCCACACATCCATGCCGGCGTGCTGGACGATCACGAGGGGCACGGGTTACCTGGTCATGCTGCCACCTTGAGAACTGCCTTGACCTTCGCCTGATCCTCGTCAGACAGCCAATAGCCGGTCGCATACGAGGTGCGAACCGATATGCCGTGTGGCGCCATGATCCTGCGCAGCCGGTGAATGGAGACGCGTGTATCAGACACCAGACCTAGCTCCTCGGCATGCGCTGCCGTTACCCGCTGGGTATGCGCCAGCAGGTGGAGAAGATGGGCCAGTGACGGCGTCACGTCGTAGGCCCGCTGAAGCTGGTGGATTTCGTCGTCAGTCGCCATAGGTGCCCCCTAGGAATGTCCCACCGTACAGGCTTCGCTTGTAATATGCAAGTAATCTACCTGCAATATCCACATACGTAGTACTACGTATGATCGTAGCATCGGCCCTTGAAGATGGCGCAAACCATTTGCTCCGATATACCGTACTCTTTAGCTAGCGCTCGACCCTTTTCGCCAGCGGCTCGCCTCTGTCGTATGGCATTCGCCACAGCAGCGTTCGGCAATCGTTTAGCTTTTGTCTCGGCATTATCTTCCGGCGTTCCCCAATACAAGTTTTGGGATGTGTTGTTATTTGTGTCGTCATCCCTGTGTAACGCCCATAAACCAAGCGGTCTGCTACCGTGAAACGCTTCGCACACTAAGATATGTATTTTGTAATCGGTGTATGATCCGTTGGCGCACAACCGCACTGTGGCGTACTGTTTTCCAATCGGTCCAGTCCACATTGGTTTCAGTATACGTCCGGTGCGAGTGTTGCGCACTTGACCTTGGTCCGACACCTCATAGTGCCACCCATCAATCATCTTCCACATGGTCATTTTGCGGACCCATAGTTGTCGCCGATGCCGCCCTCGGCAGTGAGGGGCGCGTCGTGCCCCCACTCCGGGCGTCGGTTCATTTCAGCCAAGACCAAGTCGTGAACGTACTGAGCGAGGCTGGCAGGCGCGACATAGACGAGTTCGTCATG